TGTGATTCCGTTTGGAGTAGAAACACGTTCATCTGCGTTAGACCAGTCAAGATCCTTGATGGTATCAGCTTCGAAAGCACCATTAAGACGGATAATACCAGTGAAGTATGTACCTTCCTTAATTGGGTTAACGAGCTTAGCATTTGCAGCCGGGACAGCAGAAGCTTCACGAGTACCACGACCAGCGAAATCAACGTGACGGACCTTAACAACACCAGCAGCACCATCTTCGATTGCAATGAATGCCTTTGGAGCAGAGGTAGCTTCACCAACGAGGTCACATGCCTTAACACCAGCGATGAACAATGGAGTACCAGCCGGAATATCTTCAGTAACGTTGTTGAGAGTCAATGTATCAACCTTGTCACCAGAAACGTAAGATGCAACAGTTGCACTCGAAAGTTCGTTTGCGAGAGCTTCAGAAATTTCAACAACCTTGAAACCTTGCTGAGAACGGACTTCAGCTTCACCAATAGTACCCTTAAGACCCTTACGATAAATCGGTTCGACGTCACCAGCAGGTTCATAAGCCTTACCAGACGAACGAGCGATAGAATGAATCATTGGGTCGAAGAATGCATACTGCGATTCAGACGAGATGGATTCGAGGAAGTTAGAGGCCTTAAACAACGGTAACCAACCCTGACCAACGAATGCGGTATTCTGCTTACCGAGGTCAGCATCCATAACATCCTTAACGAGGCCCTTAGCGAGCTTCTCACCATTAGGCTGAGCAATTTCCTTATCGAAATCTACAGAAGCCTTAACGAGGATATCGGTATCAATTGCGATGTTACCTTCCTGAATCTTGAATTCAACCGGACGTTCCTTGAGAGTGGACTTGTGACCAGTAATATCAATACCAGTAACATATTCACCAGCATCACGGATGACGAACTGATAAGTCTGACCATTTCTCTTTCCAACGAGCTGGTCACCTAAATAGGACTTAGTACCAACAGTGAGGTACGGAGCTGCTTCAGCAGAGCGGATAAGAACGAGTTCGGTGCGTTCATTAACCTGAAATTCATTGTTAACAGAATCTTTGTAATTCATAATTTATTTCCTTTGGATTTAATGTCTATGTGTTTGTAAATATTTGTTAATCGATGCCATACTAGACGTTATACTCTGATGTGGACTAGTAGTAGCACCAGCATTTGTTATCTGCTTTCCGATGACGGGCATAGCAGGCTTTGGAGCAGGAGTTTCTGCAGGTTTCTTAGAACTGTAATATTCGTTTAAGATTGTATCAGCAACCCTCGCAGTATTCCATTTAATCATATCCGGGTCAGTACTTCTGAACATACTATTTAACCATCTATTCGGGTTAGTCATGAGTTCACGAAGAACAATCGGATAATCATTCAATGTTTCGAGGTAATTGAAAGCTGCGTTAGTCTTATCAACCTTATGTATTTCATTCGCAAATATTCCACCCTTGGTTGCAATAAGATTATCGTAATCTTCCAATTCCTTTCCTTCGAAACATCTTTCAGTTACGTAACGGTCATAGTCGATTGCATGCTGAATCTGGTCCTGTTCCATAGATTTACGCAGATTACTTACTTCATTCTGCATGTCTTTCTGTTGAACCTTCCAGTCAGTAAATGCATCATAGTCAACCGTACCATCCTGTTTCTTGAAATCTTCGGATTTAAGGTCTTTATACTTCTTTAACGCATCTTCAAGTTCTTTGATTCGTGCGTCTTTCTGCTTGTTGGTTTCATTGAACTTGTTGTTCAACTTGTCATATTTGTCCTGCAATTTACGGTTCTTATCTTTCTGTTTCATGAACGCATAATCTTGCGGTGTCAGTTCTTTCTTCTTATCATCCTTCGTTTCTTCGACCTTGGGCTCATCACTTCCCTTATCTTCAACTTTAGGTTGATCGCCGTCGTTTGGCTTATCGCCGTCATCTTTGGTTTCAACTTCCTTAGTTTCAACCTTCTTTGCATCCTCAGGAGAATCGACGTTAACTTCTTCCGATTTGGTTTCTTCGACTGATGGGGTCTCAGTTACCTTCGCATCTTTATCGTTGCCTTTCATATAGCTCAAGGCTTGCTCTGTTGACATACTCATATAGGATTGTCATTCCTCGCCGGTGTTAATTTAAATTTACATATAATGGTCACCGTTACCATTATACAGAAATAATTAGATATTTCATGGAGCCAAAGAGAATCGAACTCTTCCACGGTGCTTGCAAAGCACTATCGCCAGCCTTGGAACATGTGGTCCCATATATGAAGAATAATTAGAGAAGTTTAGAATCCTTGACCGTTATATGGCTTTCTTTCTCTTAAATAATCTTCCATATTAGAATTTAAGAATCTATACATACCGTCTGGTGTAACGTTCGGATATTGATAAATCTTATTACCCATCTGTATATTTGCTGTATTCGTTCTCGGTTCATATTGAATATTACCAATATAAGAAGAAGACTGAGTAATTGGACGTCTTGGTAAATTATCTTCTTTCCAATACTGTGGTTGTGCTTTCTCCCATTCTTCTGCATTTAATCTTAACTGCATTAAAGCTGCAGATTTAGCAGGACCTGGAGGCATAGCTTTCCAAGCTTCGTAACCTGGTTGATTACGAATATCAAGTAAATCCATATGTTCCTGTTCTGTTTGCATCTTGGTTGCATTTCTATTACCGCTCATCGCAGCATTGCCACCAAGACCAGATCCTGTTAATACTTCAAATAACATTATTCCTCCTTGAAATCGTTACCGATATTTGCAGCATCGATAGCAAGTTTATAGCTATTCAATACCTGATCGGTTTCCTTCTCTTGAGAGTTAATTGCAACTTCTGCTTCCTTAATTGCAAGTTCCTGTTGTTTAAGAACTGCGTCATTTGTAGCCTTTGCAGCATCGTTCTCGGTCTTAACTGCAGCATTCTCAGCCTTAGCAGATTCAACCATCATCTTATCCTGTTGAGAAACTACAAACTTCTGCCAATCGAGTTCTCTCTGTTCACGACCGTCCATCATGCTCATTTGTGCCTGGAATAACTGTTTCTTGAGGTCTTCATTCTCTTGTTTGAGTAATCCCATTTCTTCCATGTTCATATCCATGGTCATCTTCATCTGTTCGAGCATATGAACTGCAGCAGGATCCTGACCTTCAGTAACAAAGTTAACATCAGCCGGTAAGTTTGCAACAATATTGCGAGAGAGTTCATCACCAAGGTCATTCTTCAACGTATCAGCAAAGTACTTGGCAATAATCGGTTTCATGTTATCTGGCATGATTGTAGCCAATGCTGTTAATTCCTGTCTCTGCTTCATTTGGCGAGTAATAACAGAAGGACCGTTCTCTAATGTAAACTTAAGGTCTTGACCACCATTTAACAATTCAATCATAATCTTGCCCAAGGTTCTGATAGCCTTGAATGCATTATTATAATAGTTTGCTGTGTTGGATTCCTTGGAAATTTCCTGACGTAATATTTCTGTAGCAGTTCTTTCCTTCTGGTCAACAATACCAGTGAGAGGAATACCCATGGTATCTTCCATTAACGTTCTACATGTATCGATTGTAGCCTGTAAATCACCCGTAGCAAACTGTTCTGTTAAAGGAACTGGTTGATGTTCACCTTTCCATAAGACTGCGACAGTATCATCTTCATTAACTGCAGCCATATTCTTTGGCAATAATGCATCAACGTTAATCATATAGTTTGCCTTAGCAGAACGACCAACTCTGTCAACCATGGTAGAATATGCAATATTTGCACCAAGTTCTAGAGATAATGTTTGCTGAACAATACCGTTATAATTAATCTGGTTTCTTTCAAATATTTCATTACCTGCAATTCTCAGAATAGGAATATATCTAATTGGTAATGCAATTTGCTGAACAACCTTATCACCAACAATCTTGTATAAATCTACATAACCTTGTTCATTCTTTGTAAAGTAAGAAATAACGGCTACAGAATCTTCTGGTATTTCCCATTGGTCAAACTGAGAGAATGCAATAGAACATTCAACATCAGGATAAGCCATTGGAACAATATCATTACCGTAAAGACGTTTAGCTTTCCTTAAAGAGATATAGTTAATAACAGCACCTTCTTCTGCATCAGAACATTCTGGAGTAGAACAAGATGGGTCAACTGCAATTGCATCGATATGAGTTGCAGATTCGACGATAATCTTAGGTTCCCCAGTCAATTCGTCTTCTACAGTCGTTGCAACCAAGTAACCATAACCCGTTAATACTGCCTTTCTGAATGCATCAATGATTGCAGATTTAGTATCAGAATCAGATTCGATATTGTCAATTGCTTCTTGAATTTCAGACATGTTATTGTCAGTTAACTCAACATGCCATGGTGAATTGGAAATAGGAGATGCAATTGCGTTAACCATAGGATTCCAGTTATTTAACGACAAATTTGTTCTCTTATTTCTCTTATACTGGGCAATGGTTTCCTTATTCCAGAAATCACCAGAATACCTACGTAAGTCATTAACTGCACGTTTAATTGTATTTGCGTAACGTGAGTCAGACTTTACGAGGAATGCGTTACATTGTGTTATAATATTGTCCATCTTAAATCCTTATTTATGTCAAATAATTAGAATCTCTTGTCTGCCTGTCTGATTCTAAGAGAGCAGTCAACAGATGTTCCAGTAAACCAACCTGGACCTTTACCTAAGATAAAGTTACGGATTTGCCATTCATCGCTATTTGAGTATGGATCCTTTGCAAGGTCAGGTAATATAAATGTATGAGAATTATCAAGATTAGAATCATATTTAGAATACGTACTTAATCTAGCCTGAACTGTCGATGGTCCATATACGCTACACATGTAGTTATAGATTGTTCCTCCATCTGCAATATAGTTTGCATTAGGATTCAAATGAATTGTATCTGTAGTACCATGGAATTCACCGCCTTTCATTGGATTATCAATTAACGAGATTTCAAGATTAACAGTTGCATCATAAAGACCAATAATGAACATTCTCATCTTTGTGAAATAAGCCATCATATTATCTGCATAAGATGGAGTTTCTGGATTTGTAGAGATATTCTGTGCCCAACGTACAGATTCAATTAACTGACCTAATGTTTCAGTTAACATACCATTCTGCGATGTGGTTATTAAGGTACCACCAGGAATAATCGGAACTTGATGCATATCTAGAACACACTCGAAACCACCTGTGTTATTAACAAAGGTGTAGTAGTTGAGAGCATCAGAAGCCATACAACCAAGTCTGGAAATTCCCCAAGCTTGAGCATTCGTTAAGTTACTACGGTTATTCTGAATAATGAGAGAATCAACGAGAACATGAGATGCACCAAATATTGTATTTGCAGACTGACCATCAATATTGAAAGCTGCATTAAAGATATTATTATCTAAGTAACCATGAATGAAATGAGAAACTGTAACAGTATTGGATAAATATGTAACAGTTCTGGATGTTCCAGGTTCTGCAATTAATCTTAAGTTTCCATTAATCTGAGAATCCTTAACAACAGAATTCATACATTCGTTTGCACACATGATAATAGAATCATAAGATGTAAAGGATTTCCATCTATAGTTACCGGTATATTCACCATTTAATGTACAGTTACGTAACGAAATGGTTGGGTTTCTGTCTGCAGTATGAATGTAGTAATCATCAAGAGTAACGTCAGAATCACGTGCCTGAATTACACAGTTATGACCTAGTCTGAGCTTAACAGAGCTAGATATAATACTAACTGTCATGTTATCAGGAATCTGGTAATAACCAACACAGTTCTCTAATACATATGTAGTAATCTGTCCATTTGCATTACTTAACAAATAACGTGTTGCATAAAGATTCTTGAGGTTAGTTACCCAAATAGTATCAGAAGTAACCATGTTACCAGTATAGTTAACAAATGGTGCTCCAACATTTGGCATATCACGATAATCGAAGAATGCATTACCGTCAGAGGTTAAACGTAACTGTTTGTATAACCACATGTTATTACGGAAATCATCCATATCAATCTGACAGCCAGAGGTTAGTCCAACGAGAGATACAGTATAATCGCCATCGGTTATAAACATTCTTTCATTCAACTTACAGTTAATGAACGTATTATTAATACCGTTTGTATTGTCGGAACCGATATTACCGTTCTCAGAGATAACACAATGGTTAAAGTTATAACCGTAACATGGACTATATCTTACATCAATATTTGCATCCTGCCAGTTCTTCTGAGCAGAGATTCTGTCTAAGATAACGTTCTTATAACCAGTATATGCTTTAGCCATCCAAGATGTCTTAACATTCTCTGCAACGACTGTAGTATTAGAGAGGTTAAAGAACGGATCGCCATTCCAGTTACCTTGAATGGTATTGTTACCCAAATCCATGAATCTTGTACCGTCAGAAATATCAATTTCATCTACGATAACGTTAAGATTCGTAAATTTAAACCATCTGTAATCTGTAGAACCATTGAAGAATGGTCTTAAACTGTGAACAGAACAATATGCGAAGAGGTTACCAATCTGGTAAGTCTGATCTTCCATATTCATAGAATTAGACGGGAATGCACCGAAATGTCTAGAATCTACATGTTCTGTAGGTTGTACCATAATCCAACGACCAGTAATGAGGTTATTGGATGCAATTACGGAACCGCCATTATCCTGTTCTGTAGATTCTGGATTCCAGTAATAATTAATTGGTTCCTTATCTCCAGAGTTGAAATAACCCAAGAGAGTAATCATCTTCTTACCGTCTACAACAGGAATTCCGTCAACATCAACATCTCTGAGGTCTTCCATTGTTCCAATTGCAACGACAGTATCAGAGGTTATATTTGCAAGAATATCTAAAGTATTCTCAGAAGTATACTGAAGTAACCATTTAGAAACATCAGAAGTATCAATATCTTCCTGTCCTGACCAAACACCTTCACCAATATATTTGTAGAAATAGGCAATAACATCAGTATCGATGAAGACCTGATATTTCGTCCTACCATATGTATCGGTTACTTGTGGATTTGCAAGAGCAGTACCTTCAGAATCATAAATGGGTGCTACTGTGTTACCGTCCTTTACCATGAATTGAATACAACCGTGTAAAGGATTACGGTCGTTATCTTGATATCTTAACCAATTGTCCCAATTGCGCATTATTTAATCCCCATCATTACTTCTTTGTAAGCTTCCCATGCTGGGCTTCCTTCTTCTTCTTTAGGTGCAAAGGCAGGTCCAAATTTAATCCAATCTTCACCACGTGTTTGCTTATAATATTCTTTAAGACGTTCAAATTCTTCAGTTCTATCATAATTAACCGGGCTATGACCACGACCTTGTATATCTGCCATAGCTTGAATACCAATTTGACCTAAACTACCTTTATTAATCTTACCAATTAATTTATTATATAAATAACTAGCTTTCTGTCCTTTAGTTAACTCTTCATAAGGCGTTGCTTGAGCTACATCTTTAAGATACGTAGATGCATTCTTACCAAACGGTCCTTGATCACCAACAACTAGAACATTACCTTCACGAATTCCGCGTGCAGATTCTTGTATAGCTGGTCTTGTTTCAACCTGATATTTAGCAACGACATCACCAATTGCCTTTCTATTAATAGGTCTTCCGAGATTCTCTTCTGAAGTCTTAATAGCATTAATTAAATCAGCTTTCATTGGAGATTCTGGTAAATCCTTAATAACGTTAATTAATTCCTTATCATTTAATGATTGCATTGTTAGAGAATTAACCTTAGCCATAGATTCATTAATAGCTTCAGTTGTTGCATCAACACCTAATGTTCTTGCAACTTCTGGATTGGTCATTTCATTTGCAATTCTTTGACCTTTACGAGCATTTGCTAAGAATCTTGCGCCCATATTAATACCGAGATCTGCAATACGTTCTTTAGCAATATCATTAACATCTTTAGAATATTTAGAATTACTTGCTAAATAACCAACATCTCTACCAGTTCTTACTAATGGTCCTACCCACCATGCTGGAGGTACGAAATCTGCAGCGGTTCCAACTGTTCCTGCAGCAAGGTCTGCACCAGCACCCCATCTTGTATTTGGAGCTTTGCCTAATGATGGAGCTTGTTCACCAATTAATGCAGTTTCTGGTTCTTCAATATAACGTTGCTTTGCATAATCGGATGCAAGAATATCTCTCCATAATGGCCATTTCTTAACTTCTCTTTCACGTTGCTTTCTTGCACCAATAGAATCTTGACGAGCGATTTCTTCATCATAATATTTCTTCATATTACTAAGAACACGTTCAAACTCATCACGAGGAACATCTTTATATTCAGACTGATAAATCTGTTGTTTCCATGCATCAGATGGTGCAAAGTTAAATTCTTTAAAGGAATTACGTAATCTTTCTGGTAATGGTTTAAAGTTCTTAAGATTATAGAAATCCGCGACCATGTTCTTATTAGACATGATCTTTGGACTCCACTTTCTAATCCACGCATCGTTGGATAATTTCTTTAAATCTGCATCAGCTTCTTTAAATGATTTCTTATCCCATTGTGATGCGGTTTCTTCAAGGAAATCTTCTATTGTCATAAAGTCTCCTTATTTATACTTTGCTTCTAATTCATTAAGTCTCTTACTTTGACGAGAAGTCAAATTCTCACCATTATCACGTTTCTTCTTAAGAGATTTAAGTTCTGCACGTTCTTTCTCTTCAACAGATGCACCTTTCTTAGTCTCTTCAATTTGATATTTAGTTATTAACTCTGGTTTGTGTTGCTTAATGATTTCAAATGCATTCTTATAATCTTCCCTCTGTTGATCTGTCCACTGTTTCTGTGGTGCAGTAATGATTGGGTCAAGAACTTGAATTGCATTATTTACTTTCTTATTAATTGCTACAGGCTGAGCATCTTCTGTAAATTCTGTAGAAACAGTAAATGACTGTGGGTCATCTGCATAATAAGGTAAATTACGGTTTGCATAATTAAGTTTAATTGCAGCCTTCTTTGCAGCTAAGACAGTTTCAGGCTTATCTAAATCAACTTTATTAATTGCATCATCGTATTCTGCTTGTGCAAGCTCAGCATCCAGTCTTTCTTTATCTGCAGCTTTAGCTCTTGCAATTGCCTTATCAGATGCAGCATCCTCTTTATTCATAGCTGCAATTGCTTTAGCATTCTGACGGTTACGTTCATTCTCTGCTTCTTGGAACTTACGAGCAAGTGCAGCTTCAGCAGCCTGGAATTGCTGTTGCTTTAGCATCTTATTATACTGGTCTTCTCTATTCTGATATGCATCGAGCAATCCTCTGTCACCAGTTCCGACATAAGTAGCCCAACCAACCCTTGACTGAGGTTGTCTATACATATCACGTGTTGCAATTTCTTGCTTTACTTTGGCTATTTCAGCCTGAATTTCTGCTACGCTTCTAGGCATTAAATCCCCCTACGATAGAAATCTTGCATTTCCTGTTCTGGATATACTCCACCTTGGAACTGGTTATAATTATATCCATTAAAGTTTGGTCTATAATCTCTCATAGCCATTGCATAACGATTTGCAAGAGCTTCTGGAGTATTATTTAAATATTCATCCATAGCCTGTCTTTGTGCAACCTGTTCATTATACTTATCCTGAATTCCCTGAAGTCTTTCAGCTTCTTCTGCATCCTTAAGTTCTTTCTCTAAGGCTTCGAGTCTTGCTTCTGGACTATTCGGGTCATTACTTTCAGAATATGCTGTGAAACCGTCAATCATCCTTGTTCCAAGCTTACCCATATCCTGAGCAAAGTTTGACCAGATTTCACCTTTACGTTTCCAGTATTCATTCTTAATACGGTTACGTTCATTTACGTTATTCAATGCAGCCTGGATAGAGCTCATTGGATTAAATGTATTACTTGTATAAACTCCCATGTTTACTCCTTAGTATAACCCAGCGATTGCATTTGCATATGTTTGCTGTGCATTTAACTTATCTTGCTGTGCTTTAAGAACATCAGACATTCTAGAGTCTTGAGTATTAAAGTAATCTTGTGCAAGGTTACCCTGAAGACCAATCTTGTATTCATTACCTTCTCTAAGAGCAGAGAGGTAATTCTGATTGTTCCTAATTGCATCTTGATATTTCTTATACTGGAAATCACGTTCATTCTGATAGTCTGCCATTGCAGTTCTATAGAGTTCGTCAGATTTCTCAGAAACACCCTTGGCAATATTTAATGCTGCACCTGTTCCTCTACCAAGACCTGCACCTGCTGCAGTATGCTGTATAGAGTTTGCGGTATCACCAATAATCTTACCATAATATGGGTTAAGATAATCTTCCTTTGTACCAGTCCAATTGAAACCAGGATCAACTGCTGCATAATCTTCTGGATTATAATTTGCAATTGCCTGTTTATATTCGTTAACGTCGTCCTGTGTACCAATAGAACCACGTGTATTGTAATACTGATTAATGCTATTAATAACAGAGTTGTATTCAGCATCTGTTAATTGTCCTCTAGCTTTCAGTTCTTTAGCGGCATCTTTCCTTGCTTCCAATTCAGCCTGTTGAGCTTTATAATTAGAATATGCTGAAATACCAGAACTTGCTAAGGATGCTCCCGCACCGATAATTGCTGCAGCTACTAATGGGGCCATAAATTCTCCTTAATTTCTTAAATATACAGAATAATTAGTTCCATTTCTTTATGACAAATATACCGAAACCGTTTACATCAGACGGTAAAGAACAGGTCAAAGTACTATCCTTAACCTGTATTCTTGAACCATTTGAACACTGAATGAAACCGTCATATACTTCCGGTAATTTAACACCGTCATATTTGGCACCGTTGAGTAGGTTAATTACGAGCAAATTCTTTATAACTGTGAATGTTGCGTCTTTCTTACCCAACTGACCATATTGACCTTTCAATGCTTCGATATTCTTGTTACTCTCGTCATATCTGACAATCTTCAGATCTATAGTATTTCCGTTTACCATTCTCTAATCTCCATTTCATGCCTTTAGTTGGTGGCTTTGCTTTCTTTCTAGACTCTGATTTATTTCGTCTTGCTTCTTCGAAATTACAGTTCTCTATATGACTGCACCATCTAAGATTTCTTACATCATTAATGTTCATTCCTTCCGGATTTGAAACAATATGATCTACGAAATTCTGATCATCTCTCTTAGGTGTAGTAAGAAATGCCTGTGCTATAAGTCTAGAAACTAGTAGTTTCTTATCATTTCTGTGTATAGTCTTATAACGTTCGGCAACTTCTACTTTACCATTTGCTCTTAGAATTTCACCTTTATCAGATACTGCAATAATAGTATCTCTTCTCTTCTTTGTTTCTTTCTGTAAATAATACCACATATTTAACAAATATAGAAATTAATTTAGAAGATTGAGGTTGGACTCCAAGAAACTTTGAGATTCTCTATAGATATAGGCACTGATTCAGTAGAGGATATTTCTAAGGTGAAATACTTGCCCATACCTAAATGCCATATAGTTGTATTATAATCATATCTACCAATCTTTCCAAGGTAATAATCTTCGTAATCACTCCAATTCGAACCATCCCAAGAATATCTTATTGAAATCCTAGGATTAAGCTCAAGATTAGTATATTGATCATTAAAGCTATGTTGTCCATTATTTACTATAATTTCAGCTGAATCTATATAGAAAGGACAATCATTTGATGTTAGAACGCCTCCGCGACGCATCTTATAAATTACTCGTCCATCATGTTCAGTGTAAGTATTCTCATCCATATAAGCTAAGGCATTGTCAGTTCCTACATAAATCTTACCGTATGCGAACGTAGCATGGTTATATCTCCAGAAGGTCAAATGATTATTGTCGTCGTAAGATGCGCGATAATGCCATGCATTCTCTGAAACATCATATACAAACGTCTTCTTAGAATCTTCAAATGTTAATGTATAGAATATATGTTGATGTTCTTGGAATATTTGTGCGTAACCATTCTCTGGGTTAACAATCTGTGTAATCTCACGTTCAATATCCTGGGTAGATATACGAGTAATACGTGTATCTTCAATCATAAATACACCGTTATCACCAATATCAGACGAACCTAACCATAATACCGTATTTCCTAACATTGCCAAGGAATTTGGTGCTTTAATACCAATATTACCTGCAGCATTATCTGGTGATGTAAATGGGTTATTCATATCGTCATTATAAGAGAATACCTGCCAAGAACGTTCACCAAATGTATAGAGTTTAGAACCATTAGAACATAATGCAATGGTATTATCTGGGCACCATTCTGAATATGTTATGAAACCATACTTTGCAAATTCGACCGTATCAACTCTAAATAAATCATTAACTTCAGGCGTATCATCTGCAGTACCATCAATAAATGCTTTCCATTGAGTATAATAATTATCTTGTATCTCACCAGACTTATACTGTTGCTTAACATAGTCAGATAAGGTCATCCACCATGTTACGAAATTCTCTCTATCTGTATAGAAGGATTCGGGTTCAGAATCTGAAATTTCGAATGGATATTGATAAGAAGTATAGAATGCATCAGTACCTGCATCGTTAACAATTAAGTAACCGTAAAGATATGCACAATGTGTTGGATTGATAGATAAATTCGAATTAACTCTCTTTGGTAACTTAATAGATTTGAAATCCATTTGCTGGTCACCAATAGACAATCCTGTATTAACAGCATATACAGAAGTTCCATCAACTATAATAAGATGTGGATGAGCAGAACCATAACCACCCGTTTCTGTCATGTGACATTCTGTTCCAGTAGAAGGAATGCGAGCAATCCAGTTAAATGAATTATCGCGGTTAATTAAGTATAGGTCATGATTATAAACTGCATACAGAACTGGTCTGTTGTCATAACCTCTCGAAACCCTATACATACCTCTACATCTTCCGGTAATTTCTGCTGCCTTAACTTCACCCATGACAGTTCTCATGAGGATGCCTGTAGATTTCTCATCAGAGTTCTGTTGTTTCTCTACAAACATATTAACAGCCTCACCAAGGCCTACACGGGCTAAATTACTCTTAGATATTGTTCCAGCAATGTTCTCAATTAATTTAACTTGACTAGCCATATTTCTCCTTAGAACATTCCATAACCTGCAAGTAATTCAGCTTGCGTCATGGTATGTGGACTATCCCAGTAATTGTTTCTTAACAATACTCTATCTT